TACCTCCAGGTGGTGCTCCCCGAGATTAACCAGAACATGGCGCCCACCTCTTCCCAGGCGGGTGGCTCCACTCGCGGTGTGTATGCCCGTTGGCTCGACTACATTGGCGAGCAGCTCATTTCCCAGGTTGAGGTCGAGATTGGCGGCCAGCGCATTGACCGCCAGTACGGTGACTGGATGCACATCTGGAACCAGGTGACCATGTCCGCCGCCCAGCAGCGCGGCTACTGGAAGATGATTGGCCACACCACGGCCCTCACCTACATCACGGACCCCACGTTTGCCGGCATTACGGGCCCCTGCGCCGCCTCTGCCGGCCCCGCCCAGGTGTGCGCCCCCCGCAACGCTCTCCCCGAGACCACCCTCTACGTGCCCTTGCTCTTCTGGTTCTGCAAGAACCCCGGGCTTGCGCTCCCTCTCATTGCCTTAAAATCTGTAGGGCAGAAAAGTATCCAACCTAAGACATCCGAGATCTGTTTTAGGGAAAAATTGTTCGAGCCTCGGTGTGATTTCATGAATCACAATGCTCAGATGCTAGTCGCTTGCCGTTGCTAAAAACAACGCAGTAAGTGGCGACATATCCAAATTGCGGGAAACCCTTAAAGACACAACTACTAAGTCCACATGGAAACATGTCGGATGGCCGAGAATGGAACTCGGGTTCAGTAACAATGTTGTGTATGAAGGTCTTCTTTTAAAAGAAGCACCTGAAGTAGGCAATCCGCAGCCAAGCCTCTACGTCCGACACGACAAGGATAGGAGGAAGGTTCAACGACTAAATGGTTATGGGTCTGAGAAGTCTAGTCCACTTCTATGACGACTTAAGATATAGTCTAGTCCCTGGCACAAGGGTTCCAAAACCCGAAATTCTCCACAAATAAACACGTTGATCGTGTGGGGAATGCCAATAAATATCTCGAAAGAGAGGGTAAAAGTGGTTCGTACAGTACCACGAGGTCAAGATCAACATTGATTTCCGCCCCATCGGCGAGTGCCTCTGGGCCGTGTCCAACCTCGACGCGACCACCGTTGGCTCCACCGTGTCCGTCACCCAGGCCTACCAGCAGTCCCTCGTTGCGGCCTCGCTCTACATCGACTACGTGTTCCTCGACACGGATGAGCGCCGCAAGATGGCCCAGAACCCCCACGAGTACCTCATCGAACAGCTCCAGTTCACTGGCGACGAGAGCGTGGGCTCTTCTTCCAACAAGATTAAGCTCAATTTTAACCACCCGTGCAAGGAATTGGTGTGGGTTGTCCAGCCCGACGCCAACGTTGACTACTGTGCGTCTCTCCAGGCCGGCTCGACCCTTTTCCGCACCCTCGGCGCCCAGCCCTTCAACTACACGGACGCCATCGATGCCCTTCCCAACGCCATTGCGGCCTTTGGCGGCCCCGCCGAGGTCCAGGGCCCCAACGGTTTCATCAACAACAACCTCTTCCAGATGCCCGGTGCACTCGATGGTGCCGCTGCCGGGACTACTGCTGTTACTGGCGGTCTGAGTGCCGCTTCAGCTGGCGCCACTTCCATCACTTTTGCCACTCCTATCAATGCCACCGCCGGTGTTTATCCTGTTATCGTTGGATCCGTTCTCCAGATCGTCTCTGGCACGGGTGGAACGACCTTTAACGTCGTCGTTACCGGCCTTACGCTCAACGCAACTCCAGCCATAGCTAGCGCAACCATTTCTCCGGCTTTACCCGTCGCAGTAGCAGGAACCGGCAACTCAGTGACGATTTTTTCTGGTGGTATCCCCAGCAACCAGTCTTGGGGTGCAGGTGCCTTTTCTCCCTTTGACCCCGTTACGGTCCCCACCACCGGCAGCATCACCACCGGCAGTCAGCAGTTGAACACGGGCTCCTTTGTCTCCGACGCCGGCACCTTTGTCCTCGCCGAGACGGCCCTCGACATGCACTGCTGGGGCCAGAACCCCGTCGTCACGGCCAAGCTCCAGCTCAACGGCCAGGACCGCTTCTCCGAGCGCGAGGGCTCCTACTTCGACGTGGTGCAGCCTTTCCAGCACCACACCCGCGCCCCTGACACGGGTATCAATGTGTATTCTTTCGCATTGAGGCCCGAAGAGCACCAGCCCAGTGGCAGTTGCAACTTTTCGCGCATTGACAACGCCACCCTCCAGCTTGTCCTCTCTGCGCCCACCGTGTCCGGCACGGCCACCGCCAAGGTCCGCGTCTATGCCGTCAACTACAATGTGCTTAGGGTCATGTCCGGGATGGCCGGTCAAGCGTATAGCAATTGATTGTTCGGTATGGCCGGTACCTTACTCACTATCGTCACAAAAATTTCAACATGGTCATAAAATAAAAATGGTCAGTGTGGTGACATACACCTTACTGTAAGACTACGACGTCGGTGTCGTAGTCTGACTGAAAGTGGTAATATGTGTAAAGGTCGTCTCAGAAATGACACCCCTTTTATTGAACCGATGTACATTTATTCGTTATCGCCCACAATAAGAATGCAATTGCAATTGCAGTCAATCAAATTTTTCGTCACATTTTAAACCATGTAAATACAACATAACTACACTACTATTTCTGTTTTTTGCTTCTTTTTGTTTTCGATAATTTCTTCCGCATGACGCTTGCGAAATTCTTCGTTTCCAATCGTTTCCAAAAGACGCTTGTGTCGATTTTCTGTGCGAATTTTTGATCGCTCGGCAATTTCTTCTTTGGACATTTTGTTCGATTTCTGAATGATACTCGGTGCCTCATAAGTCGTCGGAATCGGTGTGACAAAAGAGTTTGTCAAACAACGATTATGAAAAATTTTGACGAGTTTATCCATAAATGCCGCATGATCGTACTTTTTTTTGGCTACATTGCATTCACCGCAACAAGGACGACAATTTTCCAATACGTAACCCAAAGAACTATCAAATCGATCAATGCCCGTTTTGTGATATGAATCTCCCGTTTTTCCGCAAACGTAGCAAGGCTGCAAAGTAATCTGTGAAAAATCATCTTTTGTAATCGTAAAATCTAGTCCCTTTTTCATGGCGCGACGTTGGTAACCATGAAAGGAAATATCTGTGCCGTTATGATTTGCAAAAACTTCAGGAAACATGCGTCCGCCCCCGACAACCAGACGATTATACGTGACAACGTGTTCGACTCGTTTCAAAAAGGTTTCAACATCCAGTGAAAGTTTCATATAATTGCACATTTTACATGCACTCACGCAATTGTCGATATTATAGCCTTCTGTCTGATCCATGCGATCGATTCCATTGAAATCGCGAGTTTCCTCTCCAAGTACACCACAATAATAGCATGGCTTGTATACAATTTCCAAAAATTGATCCTTGCTGAGTTCAAATGGATTATTTTTGTCCTCTGCAGAGCGAATATATGTTTTGAAAGATGCATTCACATCGTTGTTGCGTGCCCGATTAAACTCGGCTTGTTTTTCGGGGTTGTTGGCGCGTCGCTTACGCGCACCTTCCGCATTCTTTGCCAAGTAACCTTCCGGGCCCAACTTTGCAAGGCTATTCGCCTTTGCAGTTAAGTCGTAGTGGACCATATTTTCAGGATTGCGAGATTCCTTCTTCGCCTGCTTGCGCTCGGGCTTTGCTTCAGCGATGCGCGCCAAGGCATTGCGGTGCTCACGATCGCGTAATGCATCTTGTTTTTTGTTGTCGTCACGGCATGGGCGGCATGTTTTGGTAATTACACCCGCTTTTTCACCTTGAAACATTTCCATGGGAAATACTTTGCGACAGGTAGGACATGTCTTCTCGGGGGCACCAGCGGCAAGCTGCGCAGCAGCAACCTCCGCTGCAGCTGAACGTTTTGCTTGATCTTTCAAGCGCTCATCTTCACGACACCCATCGCATTTCTTGTACGCATAATTCAAATCGATTTGAACGTGGCATCCATTTTTCGAACAAAGTTTTTTGCCGGCGGCAGCGGCTGCATCGATAACGGCACAAAGTTTGTGTTGCCGACAATAATTGTGTTCCTCACATTTAAATTTCTTGCATCCCACTTTTGCACATAGAGTGCGGGCCGATGTGTCCATGGTTTATTTTTTACTGAAGATGTGATTTACGTGATTTACGATTCACATTATTGAGAACAACATAATGTAATTAAGGCAAATGTGCTCGACTCAGAATAAATTCCTTGGCTGTATCCGGGATCCGCCGCCGTTCCAGAATGCACTGAAACATGACGTGCCATGGCGATCCTAGATACGTGTCCAATCCGACTCGCCCCTCTTTCCGGACCTTGCGCAGCAGCCGCTGCACAATGTCCACGTTTTCCGCAGTGTACAAGTCCCAGTCCATGTACATGGCAATCAAGACGGCGAATCCGGCCGACAGCGCCTTGACCCCGGAGTGGACGCCCGGTTCCGCGTCCATCAACGAGACCAAAGAGCTCAAAGAATCCACCGGTTTGCGCGTCGCGGCCACAATGGCAATGATCCCATCGCCTTTGCGCCCCAAAAAGGTGAGTTCCGATGTGCAGATGGATGTTTGTTTCCACTGGTCGCCCCCCAAATGCTTCTTGATCAATTTCGTATCTTTGACATGACGGCGCCATGCGCACAACATTTTCAACAGAGGCCAATTCGATTCCAACGGCGAGCCGCCCGTCGGAGACAATTCACGCACTTGTCGTAGGCAATCCTCTTGGTCACAAATGACGCAGGGTTCGCCCGCGGTCCATGGTTTGCCGCCCGATCGCACACGCAGCACCAAAAATCCTTGAACGACTTCGCGCAACTCGCCGTCGGGGGGTCCCTCAACCAGGGCCCGGCGTTGCCGTTCCTGTTCCAACATCATCGTCCATAAAACAGACGGACCAATCGGATCGGGTAAAGTATGTGTTACGGGGAGTGCTGTCATGACAAGGGAGATTCCAGTCCATGTACATGGCAATCAAGACGGCGAATCCGGCCGATAGTGCATTGACCCCGGAGTGGACGCCACGTCCATCAACGAGACCAAAGAGCTCAGCAAATCCACCGGTAGGTAACTATTCGCTTCCGAAAAAGCCCCCCTTGCCCACTTTGAAATCGCTCAGACGCGTAATGGCGTCATTCTTGTCTTTTAAAATTTCGCGAATCAAGTCCTTGATCGAAATCATGCCCACACAATCGTCCGTGACATCGTCCACGATGAGCAAATGCCGAATGTCCTTGAACATCATTTTCTGCATGCACGTCTCCAGCGAG